ATCGCATACGCTCAATAGCATCAGTACCAAATGCATATGGTCTAATTGTTTGTTCATCTACTTCAATGAAAAACTGAATACCATCGGTTGATGTGTAAGCAGTAGTATCATATAAGAAAGTAACTGTCGTAACACCGTTTGATAACGTGTTAGCATATGGGAAATCAGGATCAGAACCATCAGTAGTTTCTGTAAACTGAACCGATATTGGTAATGCCGAATCGCTAAAGTTATATAAGAACTGGTTTGCTGTTGTGTTAGTAATCAGCAAAATCTGATCTAGTTCAACCTTACCCAGAACTTTTAATGTTCCTGCACCAGCGACTCCTGGAGAGAATACATAATCTCTTATCTGTTTCTTTGCCATAATCCTTGTTTATCCTAGTGCGATTGAGAAAGCAGCAATTCTATTATCGACATAGCGGCGAGTCGCAGCATCAGTCAATTCTGTAGGCTCTGCAAGATTTGTTACCTTATTATTTAGAAGGTCAAGATCTGCGCTAAATCCTGATTGCAGGGTCAATTGACCTGCTATAGTAGTATTCCCCGTAGTAGCATCAACGGTAAATTTCGATGCCCCAACTTGTAATGGTCCACCAGTAGAAAGTCCAGCAGCAGCACTTACAGAACCACTTGTAGACAATGTACCAGTATCATTCGAGAAACTATATTTTTGTTCATCAGCAGAATTTAATCCTTTAACAACTCCTTTAATATTTACATCACCAGTTATATCAGCACCACCACTTCCAGTAATCTTACCAGTAAGATTTGAAACACCAGTAACACCAATATCTCCACCAAGAGTTGCGTTTCCTCCTAGTGTCAAATCTCCAGCAAGTGATAAGTCAGTACTGATAACAGTATAATTAAACTTTGCATATGCAGCAAAAGCAGTACCAGGATTATTAGATCTAACAACAAGAGATTGATCACCTCTCATCTTAATAGCAGTCCTTTGATACGTATCTCTAGGAGCTAAATCTTGATTGTACTCAATATATTCTGATGATGTTAAAGTTGCTCCAGCATTTTCCGAACTAACACCTAACCTAAATCTAGAATTTGATGCACTCTGGTTTGTAATAAAAACACTTAAGATAGCTTCTTGACCAGTTGGAACAGTATACAATACTGTATTCTCATTAACTGCTGTTGTCTTTAATGAATTAGCAAATCCTGAAGGAGTAGGATCTGGAACCATCTGACCCTGAATAATAAAACTTGTGTCAGGAGAATCAGAATATACTACTAAACTTTGATTGTTGGCATAATAGATGGTGTCACTTTCATAACTTTCACCCTCATTAATAATCCAATCATAAACAATATATGCAGATGTATCAAAGGATGTTAAATTACCACTAGAAACTCCAACCCTTACCCTAACAGGCATCGGATTCTTGTGAGTAATGTAAAGTTTCCCTTCAACTAGATTGTTGGCATCTGCAACGTGTAAGACTTCTTTCGTGTCCTTGACTGGAGTTAGCGAAGCTAAATAACCAAAGTTGGGTTGTGACATGTCTTTCCCTGCTTGCGATATTTATAATTTTATGTTATTCTTATTTATAATTGGGGTCTTAATATGAAAATGATCACTGGGTGTAAAGGGTTTATTGGATCCCACTTCCAGGACAGAGAAGAAAAATATATTGGTGTTGAACAATTCAATGCTGTTCATATGATTGAAAATTTACCACTATGGAATGAGATAGATGAAATCATTCATATGGGAGCAATATCATCAACAGTAGAAAATGACCTTAATAAATTACACTTTTACAATGTAGAACTTACTCAACGTTTATTTGAAAAAGCAATAGAATATCAGATACCAGTGAAGTATGCGTCATCAGCATCTGTATATGGTAATACTATTCCTTGTAGTAATGTAATCAATCCATTAAATTACTATGCTATAACAAAAGTTCAAGTTGATTATTGGGTAAAAGATAATCTAGATAAATTCAGTAACATACAAGGATTTCGTTTCTTTAATGTATATGGTGATGGTGAAGAAATGAAAGGAGATCAAGCTAGTCCTGTCAGTAAATTTAGAGAACAAGCAAAGATGACAGGTAAAATTAAAATCTTTGAAGGATCAGAAGAATGTGTTAGAGACTTCGTTTGTGTGGACGATGTAGTTGATGTAGTATCTAATGCTGATAATCCTTCTGGTATCTATGATCTTGGTAGTGGGAAAGCAATAAGTTTTAAAGAAGTTGCTGAAATTATTGCAGAAAAAGAAGGAGCTGAAATAGAAGAGATTCCATTTCCAGATCATTTAAGAAACAAATATCAATACGATACTTTATCTCACATGTATTGGTGTGACCACAAATTTAAAACCGTAAAAGAATATGTCAATAACTCCTAAAAGAGCAGAAGAATTAATATCACTAATGGAATTGATGGAAGATACCATCGAATACTATTGTGATGAACATATGGTTTCAGGTGAAATTGCATGGCAGATGGCAGCATCACTCGCAGATGCTAAACTACATACTGAATTCAATCACCCTTAATTATTCTATAACTATCTTCTTCAAAGTGTTGTGTAGAAAATTCAAATAATTCACTGTCTTCAATAGCAATCATCATATGTCTCATACCAGGTGGTATCTCAAATTTATCACCTGGTCGTAGATATGTATACGATGCTTTAGAAAAGTCATCATTCATTCCATAAAGTAATTTAATCGATCCAGACTGAAGATAAAATGTCTCTGTCTTTATTTTATGGTAATGATATGAACAGCACTTATCCTTAACAAAGTAAAGGAGTTTACCACAATACTTCTCACTGTTGGTGATCCACTTCTCAAATCCCCAACCTTTATGTACTAGTTTAATATCTTGGCTCGAAGAATTCATTAGCATTTACTCCCTTATCATCTATGTAGTGGTCACCAGAGGGTTTTCCCATTATTAATTCGTGGTATTTACACCCCCATTCTTGTAATTGTTGTTCGGTTAACTCATAAAATTGTTCATATACTTTGTTGACAATATCATGATGTCTTCCCATACCTCGTGCAGTTAGATATTTGATAGTATGTCCTTTATCATATAGTTCATTAATATATTCAATCCTATCCATCATAGGTACAGATAATTCATACTGTCCCATAGGACAATTACTTATAGTACCATCAATATCAATTACGTAAGTTTTGTATTTCATTTACGTCTTCTCCAGTAAGGACATATGTTCCAGGATGTTGTACAGCAATAGATGCTGCTTTATTTGCATAAGGTAATGCTTTTTCTATTGATAGTGTTTCCAAATAATAATATGTTAATGCAGCAAGAAAAGTATCTCCTGCTCCAGATACATCAAAGGTTGGAACTTTAAAACCCATGTAATGAATATCCTTATATATTGCTCCACGAGAACCATGTGTTACTATTAGATTTTTATATTTACCTATTAACTTTTTATGCTCTGTCTCATTAATTTTAAGATAACAATTTTTCTTTGGTAGTTTAGTCTTCTTACTATCAATAAAGACAGGACCATCAAACCATTCAACCAATTCAAATATCTTTTCTTCTGAAAGATATCCTTTGTTGTAATCAGAAATAACCAAAGCATCAAATGGATCACCTAATGGATTAGCATTATGATGAGTATTAGTGTAATTACTAGGGTAATCTTTTTCTGGTAAATCCCACCCAAAATCAGCTACTTCATCATTTTCATCAAGTCTCATTAACTGTTGATTAGAACGTCTATCAACATACCTAGTCTTGATGGGTTTTAATTCATTAGTCATGATATACACATCACAACCAAACGACAGAAGGTTGTTTCTTACGTTCCACGCCATCCCTTCTGACTCTTTGGTCTCAATGTACTCCATAACAGGTACAGGTGCCTCTGGACTCATTCTAGAGCACTCACCGTAGACATATCTGTCTACACAGGTCTCACCTATAACGAGTACCTTGAATTGTACGACTGGTGGAGTAGTCTCCAACCCTGTCAAAGAATTTAACTTCTTTTGCATGCTCACGACCTACTACAACTCCATTTTTCCAATCAGATCCGACAACCAGTATATCAGGTTTTATACATTCTAGCAAGTTTTCTAAACCTTCCCTACTATTGAATGTGTGAACTATATCAATACATTCAATTGATTCCAGTACAAACCTCCTATCTTCTAATGTAAAGATAGGTCTATCTGGTCCTTTATCTAATGCTACTTTCTCATCAGAATCTATGGCGACTATTAAATAATCGCCAAGAGACTTTGCGTATTGAAAAAGTTTAATGTGTCCTGGGTGAAGAACGTCAAAGCAACCATTAACAAAAACTATCTTCATTCGTTAGGAACTTTAACTAACTTCCCAATCTCTGGAAGATACATGTATTCAATATCACTTCGACTTAATGTATCAAGTGCATCCTCAATAGTTTCAACCAAAGGATCTCCTCCAAGATTAAAACTAGTGTTAAAGAGAATAGGTACATCTGTAATTTTCTCGAAAGCATTAATGAGTTTATAGTAATGCTCATTTTCTTCTTCAGTTACAGTTTGAATACGACATGTACCATCAACATGAATTACTGATGGTATCTTCTCTTCTATACCTTCATGACACTTAACAGCATACATCATAAATGGTGTCTTATCTCTTCCTTTAAGATCGAACCATTCATGAACTTTCTCTTCTTTGATAGAACATGCAAATGGTCTAAACCACTCTCTATGCTTAACCGTATTAACAATATCTTTACCATCCTTAATGGTTGGATCAAATAGGATAGAACGATTACCTAAAGCACGTGGACCACCTTCAGATTTTCCTTGGAAGATAGTAACAATATTACCTTCACGAATAAGTGCAGCAACATCATCATATGATACATCTTTTACTTCCAGATCTTTTATCTGATCTTCATAAGATTTTGGATCATATTGAGGACCATAGTATACTGATGTTCTCTTTCTTGGTTTCTCATCACCAGATTCCTTATAATGAATATAATATGCTCCACCAACTGATGTACCACCATCATGTGAAATAGGTTCGCAGTAGATGTTTAGATCAGGGAAACGTTCCCAATACTTATAGTTTGCTACACAGTTAAGACCATAACCACCAGAAATACAAATATTCTTTTCGTCAGTTAGATCAACTGCTTTTTGAATAAGATCACACATACGATCAGATGATTGTTCTTGAATCTTATATGCTAAATCTTTTTGTAAATCAGTATACTGTCCTGGTTGATGCTGTTTAACATCATCCTTAAAAAGATCATATCTAAAAACATTTATTTGAGCAGCATTAGGATAAGTTGGAACAATTAAATTTCTATTACCCCAACCATCTTCAGTAAAGAATGATGGAATATCATCATTAGGTTTTCCATATGGAGCAAGACCCATAAGTTTACCTGCTTCAATAGCAGGGAACCCACAGTATTGTGTTACTGCCTCATACATTTTAGTATGACCAGGATACTCTGTTAAGAATACATTATCCTCTATTTCGTGACAACCAATAGCTGCTTTAGTACCAACATGTTTATACACAGTATCAAATTCACAAGGATATTCTGCTTGGAATATAGTCTCAAATTCATATGCTACATCTGGACATCCTTCCATCTGAAGAAAACTACCAGCACCATCCGCAACTACACATGTTGCTGTTTCAAACCCAGAATTAAAGAATGCTGCTGCAGCATGTAATTCATGATGAACTATATCAATATTATGTACTTCAAATTCAAATTTCTTTCTTGCTAATTTTCTAACAATTCCATGATAAGCATCTTCTCCACACCAATCAAGTTGAGGACCAGCACGATGAGTATGACAAACAACAAGATGATCAATCTTATCAACATAATCAAAGACTTTCATCAAACCAACAAGAGGTGCTCCATCATATTTGTTTCTTGTCAATCTTTCTTCTTCTAGATAGAAAATTATTTCTCCATCTACCATTAGTGTGGTACTAGAGTTATGACCACGGGCACACGATACAATAACAGACATTAATAATACCTCACTTATTTTTTATAGAGAATCCTTTCTTTGGTTCTGGTGCCAAAGCAGGAACTTTGAAATCAGAATTCATTCCATCTGGTGGTCCAGATAATTCTGCTCCTTTAAGAGCAGGTGGTCCAGAACTTTGTTTTGGTGATCCACCAGGAGGACAACCTTCTGGTCCACACATGTTATCTGGCAAAACTATTTCAGTTTCAGGTTGTACATAATACTTATTCATAAATTTGTCAACTGATTTGACAATAACTTCTTCAACTTTACCGTTCATTGCCATAATACCATCATTTGTTCTTGATGATTCTTCATCAGGAGTAATTCTAATAGGATCATACATCCTCAAATCACCACCCATATCAAGTACATCAAACTTATCATGATCTGGATAACTAATATTCACACCAAATGTAGATCCAGTTACAACTACAGCAGGTGTATCTACAGCAAGTGCCATATGTTGACCAACTGAATCGCAACCAAGGAATACATCTGCTTCCTTAATAATTCCAAGCCATGCTCTAATAGGAACCTGCTGTCCAGCAGGAAATGAAACTGTATCCTTAAGACCTTCCTTCTCAAAGTCAAAACCAAATTCTGACATTAATATAATAGAATATTTCTTCTGTAGTCTCTTCATTAAACTGACTACATTACCATACTCAAAACTTCTACCAGATGCATCACCAATTATATTACCCATCTGCGAAGCACCCCTACCAAATGGTTGGAATACAACAGTTTTCTTTTTATTAGTCTTTTGTCTTACTTCAGCACAAATAAATTTACCATTAATTATTTCCTCTCGGTTTAACTTAACAGTAGGAACTGGTAAATCTCTAATACCTTTATTGTTAATATCTATATCAAACGCTTGAGATAGATTACACTTCTGATTGTAATACTCCCAAATCCTATATGGTTCGGTGGTCTTTATATCAGTATCTTTTACATAATCTCTAAAAAGATTTTTATGCCATGAATCATATACTTTGTTATACAAAGTAGGATGACCCTTAAACATATCTGTACCACCTTCACAGATGATCAGAAAATCTTCATCTGGGTGGTCTTCCTGATATTTTTCTAATGCAGGTATAGAACACAAGCAACGTCCAGCACCGCCATTAACAAAAAATGATTTAGGTCTCATAATAACGAATCAATATACTATTATTTATATGGGGTAAAACAACTATGCACAGAAACATGCCCATGAATACCGTACTCCTCTAATTACGGCATTAACGGAATGGGGGAATAAAAATACTGATGGAAACACTGCAACTTGTCCTTTCTTTAAAGGTACATGATGCTGATTCCAAAAAATCAATTCACCACCCTCATAATCATCATTTAACACTCCGATTATACTACTAACTGGTATACCTCTAATATTTCCATCAAACATATCATGAATATGATCATGATGTGCTTCTATACTTTGACCAACAGAATATCTATTAAATTTAATAGGACTAACTCTAGCCCAATTAATATCAGAATTTGTATTCTCTTTATCAGTATATTTTTTACTATATGCTTCTAATAACTCATTAAATTTTGGGGTAATCATTCCTATGGAACGATGATCAGAACAGGTATCAAAATCTGAATGATTTTTATAATCAAATTCAGCAGCATCATACCATTTATGTTCTCGCCACTTATTTCTTTTATTGAGTCTTGCTATAATCTTGTCACATTCTTCTTCAGAAAGCAAGTCATGAACAAAGATATAGTCTCTTACATCAGGATATTTTAGCATAATAAACCAATCACACTACTATTTATGCACAAAAAAAGAGACCCCGTAGGGTCTCTTAACGCTAACGTAAAACTTTTATTTACAATAGACCATCAATATCTGTATTGTAGTCATAATCTTCACGCCATGTTGTTGTAGGATCGTCGGGGAATCCAATCATATGTGGTTCAATACCAGCATACTTGGTATAAAGATTAGTCATTTCAGCAATATATGCTTCAGCAGCAGTAATTTGTGCAGCAACTAGGTTTGCCCTATTTTCATTCAAACGTGTTGTAGCACCAGTTACAGCACTGTCACGCACATCTGTATGCTGTTCAATTGTAATCCAAGGCTTATGCCATGGGAATGGTGTTACCCACTCTCCAGCAGCAAGATCATACTTGATTTCACTTACTTCATAAGCATGATCAGGAGGAATAGGATCTGCATGCTTGTAATAAACTTCGCCAGTTGTACGACCATCATTGTCGTCAGTGAATGCGTATTCTTTTTGTGCCCATCCAGCACTTTCACCAGTATCTTTACCAATGAGAAGTGATGCAAGTAAAGCATCTGTATCGTCATTAGCAACATCTAGAAGAATTGCTGTCTCGTCAAGACCTGCTCTAATAGAAGCAGGACCTTGCTGGTCTGTTGCAGTCCTTGCTGGAATGTATGATTGGTTCGCTAACCAGGCACCATCGCTATTGCGAACGAATACCCACAGGAAAGCGGGACCTTCATAAGTCCAACTTGCAGTACCTGTTCCTGATTGACCAAGATACTCATCTGGTACTACGTAATCGAATGTTTTTGTAATCTTCGCCATTGTTAAAACCTAATCCTCGTTTTGCTTTAAGTATTTATAAAAAATTTTGTTGATTGAGTGTAGTGATTATGCGTTACCGTAACAAGCACCCTTGTAACGATAACTAATACGTACCAAACCAGGTAAACCGTTTGTAGCACGACAACATCCACCACCACATGTCCAAGCAGATGCTCCTCCAACACCAGGAATATAGTTATTGTCGGAGTAATTACCACCCCACTGCAATTGAGCTTGACCCCAATGCATCATACAATATCCACATCCACTACTTTCACATTGTGTAGTTGGCAACCAACCACCCTTACCATTAACCAATCCACCAGGATAAGGAAGATGTTGCTTATTAAAACAACGGTTGTCGTGACAGAATAGATATCCAGCACCAGCGTTACCATGGTAACCACCATCAGCACCATAGTAGAGTGCACAAGGACCTCCAGGACATGTACCAGAACCAGAAGGATCAATTACCTTCCATGAGCAGCAGCACATATTGCAACAAGAACAACCACCAAAACCACCTTCAGCACAGAAGTTAGTTAAACTGAATCCTGTTATATAAGTAGTGCAACCTTGGTCACCACATTGTGGTCCACTAAAACCACAACCACCAGGTCCAATTGCAATTTCATATGAACATCCTTCAACAACTTCTACTCCATGCAATTTTTTATATGCATAAGCACCAGAAGAACCAGGAATACCATATGAACAACAGCAACCTGATCCACCGCCACCGCCGCCTCCCCAAGCCTCGAAGATGATTTCATCAACGTCAGCAGGAACTGTCCAGTCAGTATAACTGTAATAGTTAATATCGTTTAATTCTCTATTATCGCAGTTAGCACCACAATTAGTAGCGATATATTGAACGCAATAACCTTTGGAAGGAAAAGGTGGAACTTTTGTATGAGTATCAGATACAGCCAATGCTTTAATTGACTCTGTTGATACAAATCCTAGTAGATCTCGTAAATTTGTTGCCATTGTTTTAGTTCTTCCTTATTGTATGCTATTTAGTTACAGAAGTAGTATGCACAGTTATTGTCTACTCCTAACCAGCAAGAGCATAGAGTAACTTTAATCATACCACCGACACCTCTTCGACCGTAGCAGCATGAACCACCACAAGATGTTGCGGATGGAGCACCTACTCCAGGCATTCCAGGACCACCATTACAGTTATCACTGTATGCCCAAGGTGTTGTTCCAGCGCAATAGGCTTGTTCTTGGTTACAAGCATTACCACGGTTATTGACAGTAAGGTGACCACCCATATCATCAATAAGTTTAGCAGGATAAGGCAATCCTAATTTTGCATAACAATTGTTTTGTGTACAATATGTGTTGAAGAATCCTGTTCTTCCAGGTACACCAAAATCAGCACCAAAGTAACAAGAGCAATCATTAACTCTGTTCCAATGTCCATATCCTGGATCATCAGATTGTGTGCCTTGAAGTCTTGAACCTTCATCCTTATTACCACCCCAGTCAACACGAGGTTGGCATCTGTAAGTAGTATCCCAGAATGCATAACAGCATGTCTTACCAGGGAGACCACCTTCTACACAGAAATTACTTAAATTACATCCACAAACATATGTTTTACAACCACGAATACCACAGCAGCACTGTGAGCAGCATGTAGAAGAAGCAACATACATGCAATAACACCATCCACCCTGAATTTCAGGATAATGAAGTGTCTTTCTTGCATAGGCACCAGAACCACCTGGAACACCCTGCTGACAGCAGCAAGCACCACCGCCTGAACCACCTCCACCCCAGATTTCCCAGGTTATAGAAGTAGTACCGCAAGGAACACACCAATACTGCATGTAATAATGACGATAACTATCATCACAGTTATGCATATTACAGTAAGACATAAAGTTATGAACTTTACCGTCCCTTACTTTGGAGTATGTACCATACTTGGAAACTGCATCTGGTAATGTAGATGCAAACTCTTTTCCTAATAATCCTCTTAAATTAGCCATAGTTGTAAATTACTCCTTGCAGTAGTATGTGACCTTCACGAGACCTGCAGCACCTTCAGAACCACAGCAGCAACCGCCACCAAACGTTTCAGAAGAGAAACCACCCATTCCTGGAGGACCGTTACGATGACAATCACTTGAAATACCACCGTTCATTCCTTCCATCCACTGTGTATATTCACGTCCACATGATGCCATAGCACAACGTGACATGAAGTGATGGGTTCCGAATTTACCCTCTTGATAAGCACTGGTTGGAATAATCCATTTCATCATACACCAGTTACCGCAATCAAAGCAGTCAGACTGGTTAAAGGATCCTACTAGACCCCAATATTCTTTACCTGCTTCACAGCATTCATCACGACATTCTCTTTCTTTACACCAGCAGTTGGTTTGCCACCTGTTCCAAGGTTCACCTGTCTGCCAGTTCATTCTGGTACGGCAACCAAAAGCACTATGACCATGGTGGAAGCAACATGAGTAACCGTGACATCCTCCACAAGCACAGAAGTTACTTAAACCTGGACCATTCACATAGGATGAACAACCATCAAAACCACCGTTTCCTGGGTGTCTACATGTAATGGTTCCTACACAGAAGAAATAGCAGCAATTATCTAACTCTGTAACTCCTTGAGTACTTGCACAAACAGTAGTTTTATTATAGGCACCAGCATAACCGTTGACACCACCCATGCAGCAGCAAGAACCGCCGCCGCCACCGCCGCCGCCCCAGATTTCAAACTTGATCCGACATACACAAACGGCAGGAACGCACCAAGCCCAACCTGCCCATTCATAGTTATGGGAACTTTCGTACTGCCAACAATGACCTCCACGATAAAACAATTCGTGAGCATTCGGGGGACCGTAATACGTTGTTGTTGGTATATTTGTAGCGTCTGCTACATCTAACAGACTTCTTAAACTAGACATTT